CTAATTTATGTGTTATAAATAACTCTATACTTGACCAGCTAGAGTGTGAAAGCCTAGAAGGTGAAGGAGCTATGTATGGCATGGAAGGTAATCTACAAAAGGTAAGTTATGTAAGAGCTTTATTATGTCATGGTAAAAATGAGTTCACTGTAGAGTTTCAAGTAGTCAATCTTGACGCAGCATTTGGAAGAATAGAGAAAGAACATAAAGTCACAATATGTGGCGTTCTTGGTACTCAATTCCTTGAAGCTAATAAAGGCAAGATTGATTTCATAGAACATAAACTGATATATGGAAAGCCCAAAAAGAATAAAACTGCACTCAAGGGACAGGATGAACAACTGGCTGGAACAGTATGAGGATAATAACTATATCCTTCATAGTGAACTAGACCATGTTAGGGCTGGCTATATGGATTCTAATAGAGACATGATAGCCTTTGTAGACCCACCTGGAGGACCATTCATAAGAGTTGGTTCTGTACTTGAAGAAGTAGGGAAAAAGGTTGAATTCATAGAACATATCAAGGGTAAAGGTTTTTCAATTACTTTTGAAGAATGATTTATCTGGTCACTAAAAACACTGGATTGTTTAAAGTAGATGAGTACAAAATAATCTCTGTAGAAGAAAGTTTACGCATAATAAAACATTGGGAGATGGTACAATATGACAGTGAAACTACGGGTGGATTTATTTGAATATATTTGGTAGTTTAAAAATCTTTTTGTATCTTTGCACTAAAATTTTCATATTATGTGCAAAAGTAAAAAGAAGGGAGTATATATGATTATGAATATCATTAATAAGAAAGTATACATAGGAAGTACTACAGACTCTTTCTATAACAGGATTCGTAATCATAAATTAAAGTTAAGGAAAGGAACACATGCTAATGAGCATCTTCAAAATTCTTGGAATAAGTATGGAGAAAACAAGTTTGTTTTTAAAGTTTTAGAAGAGCTAGAAGACCCAGAAGATATAAGAAATAGAGAAAAATATTACATTGATTTCTATAAAGCATGTGACCCACATTTCGGATATAATATTAATACAGAGACAGAGTTCCATTTTATTGAACCCAGTACTAGAAAAAAACTATCTGCTTATATGAAGCAAGCGTGGAAAGATGGCAAATATAGTAGTGTTAAATACTTGGGAAGAGAGGTATGGAATAAAGGTCTAAAATGTAATAATATATCTGAGACAAAAAGACGGATAGCACCTAGTGTAGAGGTATATAAAGATGATACTTTAATAGTTACTTTCAGGTCTGCTATAGATTTGTCAGAATGGACTAAAGAAAATATTCTTCCAGGCATGACATTTTCTGTAGACAAACACAAAAGAGCAACTAAAGGAAAGTGTACTTCCTACATAAGAAGTTCTAATATACGAAGAGCTATTAGATTAAATACCAAATATAGAGGTCTTTACTTTAAAAAGACTCTGCCCCTTCCTCCAGAAATGGGGGTAGCAAAGTGGGAGAATTGCTGGGATGGTGAGAATCCAAATCAGCAGCCGAGCCAACCTTTAACAAAGTTGGAAGGTTCAGAGACTAACAGTTGAAACTAAATATTATGGATATCCAAAAGTATAGACAACAACTAAAAGAATTGAAAGTGTATTGTCCATATAGTGTTTTTGACCTTTCATATGAAACATTAAAGACGCTGGATAGAGTAACTTTTGAAAAGTCAAGATATTTAGAATATAATACTGACACGAGTACCCACTACCTGAAAAGGTAATGATATAGTCCGAACTTATAGGAAATGAACTATAAGAGATGATAATTAAAAAAGTCATGCTAACACATTGAGAGATGCAAGACTTTGTACCATACTTTGTATGCAATTCGGTGACCTAATTGGAGAGACACAAGTGGTAGTAGACACTACTACTGTGTCTCCCCTTTTATATAAAGATATATTTGAGAGCCATTTTATTATAGGTCAAAACTTAAAGTTTGACCTACAATTCCTCTTTAACTATGGTATCATACCAAGGAATGTTTATGATACCATGATTGTAGAGCAAGTATTATACTTGGGGTGGCCTAGAGGAAGTATATCTTATAGCCTTAAAGAGATAGCATGGAGAAGACTAAAGATAAATATAGATAAAACAGTAAGAGGAGAAATCATTTGGAGGGGCTTAGATACTTCCGTGATACTATATGCTGCTGGGGATGTAAAATATTTAGGAGATATAATGAAATCTCAACTTGAGGATTGTGAGAAGCAAGACCTCATGAAGGCAGCTAAACTAGAGTGTGATGCTGTTCCATCTATAGCCTATATGGAATGGTGTGGCATTCATTTAAATCAAGAGAGGTGGCTTAGTAAGATGAAGAAAGATAAAGAGAATCTGGCTAATGCTAAAGCAGCTCTTGATGCATTTGTTACAGCAAATCCTGAGTGGAGTAAATTCACTTATATAAATAGAGAGGGTAACCTATGGACTGGGTATGACCTTACTCCTAAGTGCACTATTAACTGGTCTAGTAGTCAACAAGTTGTAGAGTTTGCTAAGGTATTAGGCTTTGATACTAAAATGCAAGATAAGAAAACTGGCGAAGACAGAGACAGTGTACTTGAAAAACATCTTAAGGTTCAGAAAGGCATTAATGATGAATTCTTATCCCTATATTTTGCTTATCAAGAGTATAATAAGGTAGTAACATCATTTGGGCAAGGGCATTTAGATGCTATTAATCCTGTAACCGATAGAATACATACTACTTACAAACAACTAGGAGCAGCCTCAGGTAGAATGTCTTGTGGTAGTCAGCAACCTAATACTGATTTAGCTAGATATAAAGGGATAAAACCAAGTGATTGTACTTATCCTAATATGCAGCAACTTCCTGGTAACAAGGAAACTAGAGAAGCATTTACTGCCCCTAAAGGATATAAGTGGGTTAGTTGTGATTATAGTGCTCTAGAATCAAGACTAGGAGCTGACATATATAATGAAAAGTCTATGCTTAAAGAGTTTCTTGAAGGTAGTGGAGACATGCATTCATTGTGTGCTTACATGGTATATAAAGAGATACCTAGAGATACTCCTATTAAGGACATCAAGAAGCTATATCCTCACCTAAGGAAAGCAGTTAAAGGCATAGAGTTTTCACAGCAGTTTGGTGGCTCAGAGTATGCTATAATGGGAACTATGGGTTGCACCTTAGAAGAAGCTGTTGCCTTTAAAGATGCATATGCAGAGGGTTTCCCTGGGATAGCTGAATTTAAGAAGAAAGGCTCTCAGTTTGTAAGAAAGAATGGATATATCCTGATGTGTAAAGAAACTGGTCATAAGATGTATTGGTGGGACCATAAAGAATGGTTAGAAAGACAAAAGTCATTTACTCCTGAATTTTGGGATGATTATAAGCTACATCACAAGGGCACAGGAGATAGTATAGCTATTATGGTGTCTATGCATTTTAAGGCAGCCAGTAAATGGGATAGACTAGCGTTGAATTCTGTAACTCAAGGTACTGGTGCAGTGATACTTAAGGACAGCTTAATTACACTGTTTAATTGGATTGTAGACCATAATCAGTTTGGTAAAGTAGAGATTGCTGCCGCTGTCCATGATGAAATTAACTGCATCTATCCAGACCAACTTAAAGAGTTTGCTAAAGTTTTAGAGACTATAATGGAGGAGTCTGCAGCTAAATATTGTAAATCACTGCCTATTCCTGCTGAAGCAGAAGTAGCAGATTGTTGGGTACATTAATAATTTAAAATTGGAAAGATATGATTAAGAAGTATGTTAAGAATCCTATCCCTGTAGAAGCTATTCATTGGGATGGTGACAATGTTGAGGAAGTAAAGAGTTTTGTGGGAGAGGTAGCTCAAATTAGAGGTGGCAGTCTTTACATTAAAACTCTTGAAGGTGAAATGTTTGCCCCTATTGGTAGCTATGTTATTAAGGGAGTAAATGGTGAGTTCTATCCTTGCAGAGAAGATATCTTTAAGAAAACATATGAAGAAATTGGTTAATTAACAAGGGTTTGTATTAATAGGCCCCAAACCAGAAACCCTGAACCCGAATTGGATAGGTGTATATCTGTCTGGGTGACAGACCACGAGGTAATTCTCTAGGAGCGCTGTTAGGGGGCCTTTTTATTTTTACTACTATGAGCAGCAAAAAAGAACCTAATCCAGTACCAAAAATAGGTGAATTTTATCATTTTTGGGATGATGGCAAAACAGGTCCTTCAAGACATTATATCTGCAAAGTTGAAGAGCTTATTACTCCTGAGCAAGCAAAGGAAGTAATACTTGAAGAGAATTGCATAGAGGACTGGCCATTATCATTATATGATATTTGGAGATTTCAGATAGACCAACACCGTCAAGGTGAAAATGTAAAGCATATTGGTAATGGTGGTAGTACTGAAACAGGTGCTCCATGGTTATATGCAGAGGATACTGACTATTTCATTAAAATTAGTTGTCCTAGGTATGATAAAGACCCTATTTGGGCAGTCAGAACTGTTTGGGGAGG